GGTAACGTTATTAGTATCTAGTTGAATATAAAGATCCTGTAATCCAATGATATCATTTGAAAATGGTATTGCTGAAACTTCAATGACAGGGAACTGTTTATTAAGTTGTGTTGATATAATATTAATGGGATTCAGTTTTATCTCACCTTTTATGTAATCAATAGTACCAACATTTCTTCTTACGATAGAAGCATCTGTTGGAGAGTTAAGGCGGATAAGGTTTATAGTTCCATCCTCAAGTCCCATGTTTGGTGTATCAGCAAGATAGACAACACCAGCTGTGCCGCTTACTTGGAAACCAGAGGACTTGATGTTATACCCTACACCGCTTGCAGGAGAGTGTCCGTGGTTCTTTACGTGGAATCTGTTACCAAAGCATATCTCATACTCTGCAAAGGCATTCAGGGACGCTCTGAGGTCCCTACGCATCTGTATGGTGGTGATATTGGATGTGATGGCATCATTGGTGTTATCAATGACACTCAAGAACTTACTGTATTTAAAACGTGCGCCAAACCTATTCAGTTCAGTTGAGTTAGCATATCTATCAATGTTATTAGATACAAGTGTCTTCACTTCTTCGCCACTGCTTATTTTATTACCATCATAATAAACATTCGACAGAACCTCAACGTAAAGATACTTAAGGTCTGTTATTTCTAACTCTACACCACCGACCGAATATTTTTTTATTTCTCTTTTAATATTATCTTTTACGAGGTTAGATAAGTATGCACCGTTGACAGGTTTAATACTAGCAAATACCTTTCCAAACTGAGGAGGACTTAACTCTTCACCGCCAAAGACAGATACGGACTCTGCCTCGCGATAGATGGTTGGTAAAAGGTTTTCATAGTCAGTTGATGTGACTGCCCTTCTTTGTGAAGAATATATCTGAGGAGCATACTTTTTAATAGACTCCACAGTTTCAATGTCATCACCAGAATATGATGCAGTATTAGTCGTGATAAGTGAGATACCAGAGTTAATTGCAACATTATCTCTTGAAGTCGTTAACTTACCAGAGAATGTTAAGTCAGTAACACCATTACCACCAGAACCACCTGTCACCAAGAATGATACTTCAACAAAGTTTGGTTCTTCTAGTTTCTTTCCAAATACACCATCACCAAAAATAATTTCATACCTAGAGTCTTCTATCTCTTGCACCCAGAATACAGGAGAATCTCCAGTTACATCAAATAAACTTTCTGCTAAGCGATACTGTCTCTTAACAGAAGATAATCTAGATGGTTTAACTATAACTTCAATGGTAGAAGTATCAATATTTTCCGCGTTCAGAATATATCTTTGTTGTGGGTTGTAGTTATCATACGAAAAGTTTGTTGTAACATATGTACCTTCATAGACATCAACATTATCAAAACTTGCTACTTCATTAACTACAGGCACAGTGATATCATTCATCAAAGAGAATCTGTAGTTCGTTGTACCGAACGTTGCACTATTTGCTACTAAACCCTTGTTTAATGTAATAGTCTGAGGTTGAGTATCATAACTTGATGTATCAACAAAGAAAGATATGTTTGCTCTTGCCGCTCTCCTGGACCTAGGAACATATCCTATATTCCTTGCCAGAGACACGACGTTCTCCCTCAAGGTCGCTGAATCAATGAATACCTCATTAGATACCATATTGGCATTATATGAGGTAATATACGTGTTATACGCTAATGCATCTATGATAGTCGAAAGGTTTGACCCTTCAAAATCATAGTCAGAAAAATTCGAGTTCGACCGCAGATACTCTGTGATCGACTGTTTTATCTGATCGAAGTCTAGGTTGGCGAAGTTGACTAGCATTATCGTGTCTGTTGTAATGCGAATGATAACTGTTGAGGTTGTGCCTCTATACCAATAATGTCATAGCGAATGGATATATCATATTCATTATTATCAAAGTTAGGTCTTACTATCACTTGGCGAAGTCTAACTCTGGGTTCAAAGTTATTAATAGTATTTTCTATTTGTTCTTTCAATGCCTCAGTTGTAATATCGTCCATTGGTTCAAACAACAGACGACTTACTTGTGAACCGAGTTCAGGGTTGAAAGGTCTTTCACCAGGTGCTGTAAGTATTAAGTTACGAACAGAACGCGCAATAGCAGTTTCATTTGTATTCGCAATCAAGTCAAAGGTGAGTGGATTCACCTTAAAAGACATATTAATGTCTTTAAAACTTTTACTTGCGCGTTGTACTGGCACCTTTAGTTACACTAAGTATATTTTATTTATTGCCTTTCCTGAGCAGTTTTCCAGAAGTAACTCTCTTGGTCGCCTAAACCCATCCTATCGTAACCATTCTCTACAGAGTAATACTCAGTTGATACTTTAAAGTCTGGTTGCTTCGGCACCTCTGGTGTCAAACTGTTATCATAGATACGCATTCTATTATTAGGATAGAGTGCAAACTGACCATTAACAAGTTCAATTAAGTTATGAGACTTGTGTTCTGCAGGGTTTTCACTTGTTGCATAGTCAATGGTATCAGGGTCTTGATGATAGTTGTCTAAAGTACAAACGTATGTACCTTTCATCGTACCATGGTCTCTTGTATAGACTTCATAGTCCATACTACCAATAAACTGTTTCTGTACTGCTACCACGCCATAGTCCATACAGTTCCAAAACTGTAAGTTATGAAGACTCATGTCAGGGTCAGGTTTCTTTGGTTCCGAGAGAAAGGCGCTGATAGGAAGTTTATCATACATTGCTGCATACTCTGGTAAGTATGTCTCAAAATAAAAAGCGCGTCCAGGTATCGACTTACACGACACCCAAACGCCTTTTACATATTCTCCCCAACCACTTTGGTGATCAGTAAGGTATTCTTTACGAACCCATACCTCCGTAGAAGGGAGGTTACATATTAATGCTGCCATTTTCAAGATTGCTCATTTGTAGAGTATCTATACAACAACTCTTCAAGTCATAGTTCAACTATTCATAATTATAAGTCATAATCACATTACCTTTTTCACGTTTGATGTTACCAGAAATTGAAATACGATAATCATCACTAGTATAAAATGGGAATACTTCATGCCTTAATTCTGAAGGAAATAAAATTAATTTACCTTCCCAAGATTTATCAATCAATAATCTTTCAGATGTTATGCTACCAAAGATATTAATGAAATAAAAATTAAAAGTAGAATTTAATGGATCATTTGAATTATTAGAGTTAGAAAGAGATAATTCTTTTTCTAACTCATAAGGAATTTGAATCCATAAAACATAAGAATAATCTCCTCCATGAAAATGAATTGGGTTATACTCATGTTTTTTTTGAAAATTTATCCATGAATCGCTAAGACTAAACTTAAAATTTTGATCCTTTAATGATGGATCATATTCAGATTCGTTTTCTTTAATATAAAAGTTAGCAAGGTTAATTAGATAGGGTTGAATGATTTTTTGACTTTCTCCAAGTAAAAATTCTTTTTCTAGTTGCCCTGCTAACTGATGATTATGTGGTTTAAATTGATCTGAATTATCAAGTATATTCTTAGATGCTATCTTTAACTTTTTTAAATCTTTTGATGAAATATCTGTCTCAACATAAAGAAGTTGAGAAAAAGGAGTAGATTTACTTTCCTTGCCCACGGTATGCTTTCTTACGACCATTACGAGAGGTCGGGCTCAGTTTCGTGTTAGCCGAGCGTCCTTGCCGAGTTTTTTTGCCAGGTGAAGGCACCCAACCATCTTTGACAAGACCAACCTTTGCTTTTACTGCCATTCTCTAAGTACCTCAAATAACGCGAGTTTTTTCGTGACCAACTCGAATCCGAGGGTCGCACCAGATTTCATATCCTGCTTCAATAGCATCAAGACAGAAACTTACATCTTCTCCACACATATCCTGAACTGCTCCAGACTCAAAGACTTGCATCTTAGGAGCAAACCAAGGATACTTCATTTCCTTATTCTCAAATACTCCATTCTGAATCATAACCCAACCGAAACCTGTGTAGTCAACA